GGTAGCCTCGTCATACCAGGCAGCGTCACCTTCAGCAATAGATGTGTGCTTATTGATAACTAGAGTGCCTTTAACGTTATACCTCTTAACATCAGCCAATAAGGGATACATTTCTTCCGCTCGTTTCCAGATACCGGCCACAACTGTTTCAGGAATTAGAGTCGCGATATCTCCTGTGTCGTGTGTATAGGCATTGCGGAATTCTGCGTTTACCTTATCAAAGATTTCCTGCTCCTTGGTCTCCAGTTTCATCCCCTGCATAACTTTAGCCCAAGCTGTTTCGTATGCAGCTTTTTCATCAATCGGCTTTACATCAACAATATTTTCCATTATTTTTACATCCCTGACATCAACAGACTTATTCTCAAGATCGAGCACCTGCTCCTTACCCTTAAGGGCGGTCACGTTAGCATTTGCCAGCTTAATCTCTTCCCACTTAGCATCCAGTTCCTCAATCTCTTTCATCTTTGCATTTGCTTCTTCAATTTTCCCCTCTGCGATAAGGGTTTCAGATTCAGTCAGTAAAGCAGCCCTTAGTTCAAGGTACTTCTTTTTATCCACTTATACCCTCTCCTTTTAGTTTTAAAAGATTTAGTCTTGCCATCAAAATATCCGTTTTGGCCTCTTTTTCTCGCTGAAAACCTTGCGGCTTCTTGATTGTGCCCCTTATTTTTTCGATGACATTCGGCGGCAGCATCATGCTGTATAAACCAGCAGCCAACTTAGGAGCATCGTTTGTAAACATTATCTCATCCACAAACTTATACTCCAACGCCTTCTCTGGTGTTAGCCAGATTTCCTCGTCCATCATAGCTAGCAGTTCATCCTTGTCCATGCCTGTTTTGATCATGTAGGCATTTGCTATAGTTGAGTTGTAATCCCTCAGCACATTTGATTCATGCTCAAAGTCCCTATAGTCTCCACTCGCCCTTGATGTTACGTTATGTATCATTATTTCAGCGGTAGGTGATATTAGGATTTTTTCTCCTGCCATCGCTATGATTGAGGCAGCACTGGCAGCCACACCAACAATTTTGACTACTACTCCGCCTTTGTAGCCCATCAGCATCGTGTATATTTCAGAACCTGCGAATACATCCCCACCAACTGAATTGATTATGATATCTAAATCTTCTCCGTTGGCTTTTTCAATTTCATTTTCAACATCTCTCGGACAGGTTGCATCCATCTCAAACCATTCATAGATCCACTTATCATCATTAGAAACAATTACACCCTTGATGCCTATTTTCACTCAATCACCTCCTATTCATCATTCATCTGCCGGTCTAGTGTCTAAGCGTCTAATAGGCTCATCACCGCCCTCCAAGGGGGCGTAATGCAAGATTTCTCTAACCTCATTAGGCGTCATAATCGCCCTGTCAACATACTGCACAAGGTTTAGCTTAGTCTGCATGCTTGCAAAGGTTAGATTTGACGCTTCAAACATTATCCGGTTCCCAAACCCCCGCTCCCTTCTGGAGAATAATTTTCGAGTGTATTCCCCGCTCATCTGCAAAGCGATAGGCTCAACGTTGGATTCGTAATAGCTAATCCATTCGTTTTCGTTGTATGTCCCCTGTACGATTTTCTCATTCGTATTAAAAAAAGAGTATATCCTTTTCACTGTTCGATCCATTTGCGATGCGTTCGGCACATAATCCTTAGGTTCCACCTGTTGAGCATCCATTTTAGCGTCTGTTGCAGCAGCTCCGACAGTTTCACTCTCAATATCTAAATAGTTTTTTATAAAATCTTTGGTCTGTTTCTTGATATCCTCAGGCCTGAGAGTTTGGTTAAACTTCAGTAACCACTTAATAACATTTGAGTTTTTTATAGCCTTAACTATTCCCTGGTCAGTTGTATTCACTATTTCCATGAGAGGAGTCAAAGCTTTAGCCGGACTATCTCCAAAAATCTCGTTACTATTAAAGTCTTTTCTCAGGTGGATAACGTCTTTGTATCGAAAAGTTACAACTCGGCCGTCTCTAAGAGTGAACCTGAGATATAAATTGCCCTCGCTATCTTGAAGGGCTTCACATGCTGCAGCTGTAATAGGGTAGATCTCCATAGGGTAGCCGTTTTCATCGCGGTTAATATAGGCGAAAGCATTATTATTAAGCTCCAGCTGCACAGCAAGCTTTTCCTGAAGCATCTGGCCTGTCATAAGGGGATTTGGTTCCTCCAGAAGAAACCGCATATATACATCAGGGTTCACTATTATATCTTTACTGCCATTTGCTTTTACTGTAGTTCTGATATGCTTTCCTACAATTTTTCCTATTGCTTGCGCCCTTGGCCTTATAGCAGCCCGCACTATGTCAGACTGATAGAGATTGCCGTTCCAAGAATAAAAACCGTCCCCTTCATCGACAACTAGCCTAAATTTTGATACAGTAACAGCTCTATTCCTCAGGTTCTTAATATGGTCAAATAACCCCAAATTCCCACCTCCCCCTAAATCAACGCCGTGTAATCCTCGTAATTTCTTTCGTATGCGATATAAGCGTCTAAAAGCGAAGCAACCCCGTCAATTCTGCGTCTAGAGTTGCTCGTCTTACGTAGTGATATGTTATTGTTTTTATCCACGTCAATTGCCGCATTTGTTAAGTTCCACTTTAGGATCGGATTGTTATTGTAATTAATTTTCTTAGCTTCTAAATCGGCAGCAAAATTCTTCATCGGACTTGACATGGTTTTTTTACCCTGAATTACTGCTTCTGTTGCTTCCTTGCCAAAATTCTGTTTTAGTTCGTCTATGATGTAGACACTGTTCCAGCTGTCATAGCCGATTTTATAGATGTATATATCAAGGTCGTTCTGCACTTCAAGAAACCAGTTTGTTACGTCTTTGTAGTTGATTTTATTACCTTCACTTAATCGCAATAATCCCTGTTCATGCCATAAGTCATAGGGTATTTTATCGGTTTTAACGTGCTCTTCTAACCGATCTGCGGGCAGCCAATACATCTGCTTGACGTAAATAGTTTCATCCCCCGGGACCTGAAAAAGTATTGTAGCGCAGGTTAAGTCCGTTGTCTCCGAAAGGTCAAGGCCACCAATGCAATACCGGGGTTTTAACTCTGATAAATCATAAGTTGCCGTGTTATTGAGCTGCTCAAAGGTTAGCCAGGCTTCAGTTGATGTCTCCCTGATGTTAAATTCTTTGCAAACCAAGTTTTTTACCAATAGCGGATTTGCTTTAGCCCGTTCCACTTTCTCAGCTAGTGTTTTTTCGTTCTTAATCGTTCCTAAGCCCGGGTTGGCCTTTTTCCAACACTTAGGGTCCTTCCACTCTTCCCGTTTATCCAACTCATAAATAAGAGCGAGAAACCGTTCATCCTTGTAGCCATTCGGATCAAAATAACCGTTAATTACTTGCGTAGCGTAGTCGTATTTGTGATCGTAGAGATCCTCACGAATTTTCCCCGCCGTAGACGTGATGAAAGTAAAAGGCTGCTCCCTTGCAGTCGTACCGTCCACGATAATATCGTAGAGCGCCAGGCCATTCTTCCACTGATGTATCTCGTCCATCAACGCCCCATGAATATTCAGCCCATCGAGCGTGTCCACATCACTGGCGAGAGGCTTAAACATACCCTCATTAAAATCACTGACTATTTCAGCCACCAGCGCCCGAGTTCGTTTACGCAGTATGGGAGATTTATTTCTCATGCGCTTTGCTTCAGACCAGATAATCTTTGCCTGGTCTCGCTTCGTGGCCACAGCGTATACCTCAGGCCCAGGTTCATTATCCGCTAGTTGCAGGTACAGACCAACGATTGAAGCCAGCAAGGATTTTCCGTTTTTCTTACCGACGATTAATATGACTTCCCTGTACCTTCGATATCCTTCAATGTCAATAAAACCAAAACTGGCTGCTAGTAATGCCTTCTCCCACAACTCCAACCGAACAGGCTGACCACCGTATTTCCCTTTACTGTGGCGGCAATAATTCTCTGCAAACTCAATGATGTGGTTGGCCCTCTTGTGACTATAAAAAAACTCACTGTTATTAGCAGTGAGGTCATAAACTAGCTTTTTGTATGTCCGACGTATTTTGTTACATACAACTATTTTGCCGTAATCTATCTGCTCCCAATATTCCAAAATAGGGTTATAGTCAGCAGGGTACTTTCTTAATCCTTGTTTATTTATTGTCGGCTTAACCCTTCCAAATACAATATCAGGGTTAGCCTCAGAATAATTAATCATCTCTCTCACTGACGAAGGCATCGAAGCCATCATCATCAGGCTTTATGTTGTATTTAGAAAGCAAATCTACAAGCTGCTTTATAGTTGCATTGTGGTTCTTCGTCATTGCTATGTGTATTTCAACTTCAGGGCTTTTTTTAGTGCCCCACTGATTTTTACCGTTTTGGTATTCAGATACCACACCGTATTTATTTATGTGTTCTTGCAAGTCTGCTAATGTGACAGCCATAAAAGCAGCATTTTCTATGAGAGGCATGATAACTTTCTTCGCATCTGGCGGCACGTCTTTGAAAAGTTTTTTAAGTCTGCGTATCTCGGATTTTATTCTTTTATCTTTTGTTATATCTTTTTTAGTCGTCATAAATTATCACCCTTTAACAGAGACTACACCCCTTATAAAAATCTCCTGTATGTTGCAGAAAGG